ACTCCGCCACAAACGACACTAGAGATTTTCTGGCCCCCTATGGCCATTGTGGTGCCCTGTGGCGCATTCTAGCATTCCTTATGTCTTGTAAGGCAGAAAAGGGTTCCAAGGCGCTACGTTTCGATTCTGTGGGGCACGCACGTTCTATTCACGCCCAACACGCTACGCCTGGTGCCTCGCACTCATGCACGATGTCAGCCCAGTCGATAGTGAACTCTACTTCGGGAAGGGGAACGAGAGAGCGGTGCAGATATACGTCCGGCTCTCGCTCCTGAATCGCCTGCTCAGTCTCGATAGCGCGCAGCCAGTCCTCGGGGTAGTCGCGCTTCGTGCGCTGCCAACTCCTGTTGTCCTGTTGGGGGCAGAAGTAGCACGACGTTCTTGGCGGCCTGGGCCAGCCTGCCTCACCTATCATGTCCAGGCAGTCTTGTCGGCTGATGCCCAGGTCGACCAGCGGGTAGCGGTACTCTAGCCATTTCAGTGAGGAGAGGTGGACGCGGTGCGACTCGTCGGCTGAGATGCCTATCCAGTTAGCGGCTCGGGCTATCCCTTGCTCGCGCATCCAGCGCTTGGCAACGGCGGTCTTCCATCGCCCACTGCAATGGGTGTCGAACCTGATGACCTCGCCATCGCCGGCCCTCTTGTAGCACGGCATACGGACGCAGCCGGAGGCGTCGAAGATGCTGTTCTCGCCGTAGTCTGTCGTCTTGACGACGTTCAACTGCACGCCTACTTCAGCAAGGCGAGGCATCGTGACGCTGTTGACGTACTCGAACGTGGCCTGCTTCTCCCAGCCGCAGTCGGTGATCAGCGCGAAGTCAGGCTTGGGTAGGCGTCCCTGAACGATCATCAGGGCGATGGCCGTGCTCTGGACGCCACCGCCGCAGCTCCAGACCGTCGCGGCATCACCGCTGAGTTTCGCCGTTTCCCTTGTCCTGGCATTCGCCTTGTTGGAGCATGAGTAGCCGGGGCAATAGCGGCGGGAACTCCTGTTCGTCTCGAAGGGTTGGTGGCACTCATCGCAGGTCTTCCACACGACTCAACTCACAGCCCGCATCTTGCCTGCCCTGGCTTCCTGCTGCGCCTTCTTGTTATTGCACGGCTCGCAGCTCGCCACGAGGTTGCTTGGATCGTCGGTGCCCCCGAAGAGAACGCCGACAACGTGGTCCACTACCGTGGCGGGCGCGCCGCAGTAGCGGCAGGCGTAATTGTCGCGCTCAAGGATGGTCTTCTTGAGCCGTTGCCACGCCCAGCCGTTGCCGGCGGGCATAGGCCGGGGGCGGCTGCGGGTCCAGGGCTTGGTCTCGTACTCTTCCCGATGCCCAGCGCACAGTCCGCCTCGCGTCAGGTTGGGGCAGCCAGGGCGAGGGCAGGCAGAGAGTAGGCGGCTTGTCATGATGGCACCATGTACAGCCGCCGGCTCACTCGCATCCTAGCGTCCTCGTCCTTCGTCGCCTCAGCCCTCAGCATCGCTTCGAGGGCAGGGTCGCTGTGTACCGGAGCATACTCGTATCCGCACATGATGCAGGGGTGCGAGTAGCCAGCGTCCTCACACCAGCAGGTCACGTTCCCACAGTGTGGGCATCTTCCGAGCGGTACTCGCTTGCACATCTTGAACACACAAAAGCGCCCCGCTTCTGTCGCAGGGCGCATATCAACAGCTTAGGTGTACCACGCTTAGAGCGCGTTGTCAAGCACGCATTGCTTGCATTACTTGCGTGGATGGCTCCACGAACCCGCCGCCCTCAGCGGCGCAGATGTACCGAAACGCTGCGTTCAGCAGCCGGCTCGCCGTGCTCTCACTGACCGGCCGCGCCAGCCGCTCGCCGATGTCCTCGAGCGTCGCGCTGTGCCCCTCGGGATCTCCCTCGCCCATCCACATGTCGACCACCATCTTGAGGCGGGCGCCGTCAGGGTGCTCCTTCTCCAGGCGGCCGATAGCCGCGGCGAGTTCCCAATAGTCGCTGGCGATGGGGTAGGTCTTGGCGCTCGGCTTGCCGCTGCCCATCTTGATCACCGAGCGTGGCGGCTCCCCGCTACGGCAGCCCTTCATCCCCTGCGCCGCCAGCCTCATGTACGGGGCGCGGCGCTTGACCTTGCTCCACCAGGGCTCGTCTTCAGGTCTCGGCGTCAAGCATCCCTACCTGTCTCCCGCCGTTCCCACCGCGCCGCTAGTTCCTCAACGCTCATCCCTTCACGTCCTTGGGCAACAGGGCGGCGGCGCGGGCGCGACCATCCTCATCTACCCTGACATCGCACAATGGCCCGAATCTTTCCCGCAGGGCAGGTCTCCACAGGGTGGCCAACTCGTGGGCAACCTGCTGCGGGGTACGATCCAGGGCAGGCAGCCCTCGTACCTGGACGCCGAATACGAAACCAGTGTCATATTGGCCCCAGGAGAGCCGCAGCGCCGTCCGCAGCGCCCTCACTTCCCGCACGAGGGCGGGCAGGTCGCGGCGGGCCTTGATGATGAACTCGACATCCACAAGATGATTCACGCCGCATGAACACCCGTCGTTGTCACCGCCCATAACGATGATGGCCTGAAGGCCCCGCGCATCCTCCTCTGCGGTTGCGACGATATAATGCTGGCCCTCGTCACGTCCGCTACCATCTTCCCAGCCGTGATCCCACGGACCAGGCGACGCCGCCGCAAGGTACGCCTCTATCGCGTCCAGGTCGGTCATGGGCTGATGTTCGGTCATGGTGGCACCTCCACTTTCAGTAGCAGGCGGTCAAACGCCTCCTCAACCGTCACGGCTTCACCTCCTGTACCGTCACCGGCACAACGCTCGCGCCGGCGTACCCAGCAAGGTAGTCCAGTCCGGCTTCGGAGAGGTCTATCCGCTCCCCGAGTCCGTCGCCGACGCTACTACATCCTGGGCAGGAGTCAGATCGCACCGCAGACAAGCACCGCACGCCGGACAACTCACATATGAGTAGGTTCCGCCCACATGGTATGTCGGCGTGCGCGGGTCCGACGGCGGCGATGCTGCTGTCTCCTGACCAGTAGACGCCCCCGCAGGCCATCCCGCTGCCGTTATAGGATTCGCCGTAGTGCGTGGCGAGCGCAGGCCACTCCGCGTCCGCATCCCCAGCGCCTCCAGGCGGTTCTCCAGTCCCCGTATCACTCCCTCCAGGTTGACTCTCTGGTCCCCAGGTAGTTGCCTGTACACGTCCCAGAACGATAGGCGGGTATCCTCCGCCGGCCCCGCCGACGGCTCGGCAGGAGGGGGCGGCTCCAGGGGTTTCACCGCCTTCTCTAGCAGACTCTCCAGGTCTATCAAGTCCACATGAAGAAGTCGCTGCGAGTCCATCAACTCTGCAAAGTCTCTCGGGTCCATCGCCTACCTCCGTCTCTCGTTGGCCTCCTTCAGAGCCGCCTTGAAGTCCGGCTGCCCAGAGTTGCGCCTCGTGACCCTCTTGGCGAGAGGTATCACGACAACGAACTGGAGCAGTGCAGTCAAGATGATCGTTAGTGTAACCGCTAGGTATGGGTTCATTGGCAGGGCCTCCTTTCCCAAGAACTAAGCCTGCCGCCATCGGTAGAAGTAGCGCGGCGAGCAGGCGTGCCCACTTCAGTTCGTTCCCTTCTTGCTAGTTTCCACCCCGGAGACCTCCTTCTCTTCCATCTCCTCGATCAATTCGAGAAGTACGTCGGGAGGAACCCCACGAGCAAGTAAGTCCCTTCCGGCCGCACTCAGCGGCCTACAGTTCGCCGCTCTCGATGGCGGCGCGCAGGCCAATGGCGATCTTGGCTTCTTCAACGAGTTCCCTCGTCTCCGATTCCCCCTGGCCCAAGCCCTCCAAGCCGTCGAGCCAGCAGATCGTCTTCTCAACAGCGTCGTTCGCCGCCGCCAGCGCCAGCGCACGGCCGTAGGCGTCGATAGCGTCCTCAACATGAAACTTCCCCACCGAACTGTCACCCCAGGTTGCGGCCATGTGCAGGGCCTTCGCCCGCGCAGTCTTCACGTCGTCAGTCATGGGTTTCTCCTTCAGCACGGCGGCGGCACGGCGGCGAGCCTCCTCGTTGATGTCTGCGGCGTCCATAGCGCCCCGATGGGCACGGGCACGGCCTTATTGAGATACTTCGCCAGCCGTTTCCGTTGCCACTTGATTTCGGCGGCGTCGGCGGCGGCGGCGTAGGCGGCGGCGTCGGCGGCGGCGGCGGCGGCGGCGGCGTACAATTCCTCTCGCGTCGCCTTGCCTTCAACAAACGCCCGCCCGACTTTCACGGCGTGCCAACTCGCCAGGCTCGGCTCCCGCCCAGCCTTCCGTTCCCGCTTTAATGCACGTTCCGCGCAGTCGCAGGCGAAGAGCCGCAGTTCCTTTTCAACATTTGCTGCCGCTATGAGAGTCCGCGTTCGGCTTACCGCCTTCTCCGTGTCCTTGGCCTCTGGCGCTGAAATCTCCACGATGCAGGCCACGGGGCCTGGGGCGTACCGCAGCGCAGCGTGCCAAGACGGGCTGCTGTGGTAGCCTCGTTTGCAGAGCGCCAGCGTCTTCGCCTCATGTGTTCGGCTCTCGCCGACAGTCCAGGGCGGTTCGTTGCCTTCGCCAGATCGCATGTCGGCCTTCAGGAAATGGTACGCCTTCAATCTAGCCCTCCTGTCTCACCGTCACCCGCCCTGAAGCTTGGGTGGCTAAGTGTCAATCTCCCTATATAGTCATAGGGACAGGCTGACACATATAAATATGTGTGTAGCCCTACACTTAGGTGACAACACTTACTGAATACAAAACCTCGTGTCCACGGCGCGTTCGTGTCAGCGAAGTGTCAGCCGCCAACAGCGCGCTAACTGTTTGGCGGGCGAAACCAAGTTCTCTTGAGATAACACCTGCCCCCGCCTCGCCTACTTGCAGTAGGTACTCACGTATTTGTTCCTGGGCCGTCATGGTCCTCTTGGGATCAATCTCGGGGAACTCACCCCGCCTCGCAACGCGGGCTCCAGACAACCCGTACTCATCGAACGAGTAGGACAGGACTTGCAGCGGCGGGAAGGCGATGTCGTTGGCCTTCACTACCTTGAGTCCGATGCCGAGGGTGCCGTTCCCTGTGAGCTGAGTAATGAGCTGGAGCCCCACGTCCTCGCCTGCGTCCATCATCTGGGAGCCGTAGGCGTGGGTTTCGTCCTGCCGGGGCGTGTGGGCCAGTGCAACCCACGTTCCGCAGATGCGCGAGAGTGTGTCGATGATGGCGTTCGCTGGCCGGTCTTCTATCAGCGAACCCAGGCCGGCGCGGGAGATCGAGTCCATGAAGACAACCTCGACGCCATGCTTGGCGACACTGCGACGTGCTGCGTCCTCTATATCGCGCAGGGTCTTTCCCCTAGCGTTGATGAACAGTAGGGGCCGTTGGGCTTCGAGGCCCAGAGCGAGGTTCACCAGGGCAACGCGCCGCTGAAGCGATAGCCGCGACCTCTCAAGGTTCAGGAACATGGCGGGCCGTGGCCGATCAACCGGCCAGATACGCGAACACCCGGAGTCAACAGAGGCCGCCATGAGGAGGGCTGTGTACGACTTCCCTCTCCCCGGCGGCGCAAAGAGGATCGTGCCGCCACCCAGGACGATGTAGGGCCGCAGGGCAAACTCCGTAGGCGTCATCTCGCCGCTCGGTGCCAGGAACTCGGCCTCAAACCTCTCTGTGTATGAGTCCCAGAGGTGCTCGCAGAACTGGTCGAGGAAGTGCTTGAGGTCCGCCGACTTGAACACCTTTTGTTCCTCGGCGGCCAGGTGTTTCCATGCGCTGTTCGTCAGTCTCACCCTGTCGGGATCGTCCTCTACATTCAGGCTTGTCCATGCCAGGGTGTGCTCGTCAACCTTGATGAAGATGCGCGCCTTGCAGGAGCCGCGTTCCTGCCGGATGCTGTCGGCTATGACCTTCATGGTCGGACCCGTGGCGAGGGGCAGCGTTGCGCTTGCCCGTTCTCCCTGCCAGTTAAAAGGCATCTGGTTTGTATCCTGGCTTCTCTCTCTTCGGCGGGGTGATGGTCTTCGGTTTCTCGGGTGGAGCTTTCGGCGCGGGCTTCCCCGCGAACCAAACCTCATTCGGCGGCGGGAACTCAGCTTGGCAGTGGTGCCGCACGCCCGTCTCGTCTACAGCCTGGTAGGGCTGCACGCGGTCCCGCTTCTGGATGTAAGGCGTAGACTCAAAGCGAATTGGGGCGTGACAGTAAGTACACCCAGTCAACGGTCGTCTCCTCTATCAGCACGATGCACCTCTCGGTGCCACACACGCGCCGGTCAGGATGGAACACCAACGTCCACTGCGGGTAGTCCGACTGGCCCCGAACCGTCAGGTGCGCGTGGAGCACTTCCTTGCCCGCTAGTGCTGCCGTCAGGCGGGCGCGCTGAACTAACATGGCGAGCGGTGTAAGTGTCATGCAGCCGCCGGCGGGGGCGCACTGGGCGCTTCACCCCCGTATCTCATCGATGAACTCCTTGGTGCTTTTGTCCCCCGTGAAGTCCGGGTCACTGCCAGTCAACTCCCTTGTCGTCGGAAGGGGCGCGGGGCCGGCGCACTCGGGCGGGTTCGTGGCAGGGCAGCCCAGGCGAGTCAGGGTCTCATCCAACTCTCGCAGGGACTTGTCCAGCGGTGAGGGCACCGGTGCTCGCTTCTCCCAGAAGCTTGCCGCCGCCTCGACGGTTCCGAGAGCACCCGGGCGAGTGCCGACGTAGATGGGTGACTCGACGGCGTTGCAAACACCCAGCAGGATCACCGCGAGCGCGCCCGTGAGTTCCCTAAAGAAGGCTATGGTTCCGACCATCGCTGCGTTCGCCTGCTGCTCCTGCCGGATCATGTCCTGCTGATCACGCACCACGCTAAGGAGCAGGATCAGGCGGCTCTCCATGGTCAGGTCACCGTCGGCCACGTCCTTGAGAACGGTCTCAACGGTCTGGCTCTTGACTTGTTCTCCCGTGGTCATGGTTTCCCCCCTCAGTCCAACCCGAGGGCTTTGATGCCCTGCCTGTTGGCTCGATCCGAACGTCTAAGTGCTGTCTTCTGCTGGCGCCGGAGGGCCCGCCTGTTCGCGGCCTCGGCGCGCGACCTCTGGGCCTGCTTGTCCGGCTTCCGCCAGCGCCCGTTACCTAGGACCTCAGTCGAGCCAGGCCCAGGTACGTCCGTGCAGGATGTCATTGATCCTCCCGTGGGATACTCCGAATCGGCGTGGCCTCCGGTGGGAAGAGATAGGCCGCCACAACAGAGGCCAGGGCGTTCAGGGCTCCCTCGATGCTGTCGCCAGTGGACCGCTGCATTCGCGGCCGGGTGTTACCTCGCCTGACGACTGGAACCTCGGCCATGAAGTCCCCGCCAAAGTACCGATGCCAGACTTTCGGGGAGACGGCGTGCCCCGCGAGGTTGCGAATCTGCTGGAACCATTGGGCCTCCTCGGTTTGTAGGCTCGCCTGAATCTTCTCGTAATCTAGGTTGCTCATGGCGTGGCCTCGTGCCGCCAGGCGACTATCACGGAAGGGAACGGTGCCGACGCCGTGGCGCCGACGAACTTCACGCGGCCCTTGAGGAAGCGGACCTCAGCCAGTTGGCAGCGCTCACCGACGTAGGAGTGCCACCAGATCGTGTCAACCCTCGCAGGTAGGAGGGCGACCACGCACTGGGCGTTACCGAGTTTGAACTCCTGGTGCGCCTTGTGGACCCAGGCCTCTAGTCCCCTTCCGTAGGGCGGGTTGATGAAGACTCGGCCATACCACGGTTCAACCAGCCCGCCATATGACCAGGAGACCCGACACTGTTGGCTCGCGTAGGAATCCGCCGCGCCGCACGGGTCAAGGTCGAACGGGCCGAACTCGGCGGCCAGCTTGTCGAACAAGACGGGGGGAGTGAACCAGTGGGTTCTCTTGGCGGGCGGCATGTAGCCGCGAGAGGTAGGCCCGCCCGCCGCCGGAGGGTCTGCAGCGTCATTCATCCTCCCCCTCCCAGCGACCTACAGCCGCCACAGGACCGTGTGTCGGGCGTGAACGGTCCCTTGGTTCGCCCGCCCAGGACGGTCTGAGGGCCGCTTCTATCACCGGCCAATCTTCCGGCCTCCAACAGAAGGCGTCCACGTATTCGACTTCGCGGAGGGCGTCAAGCCATTCCTCCTGTGCAGGTTTCAGTTTGCCCCTCTGGGATTTGAGTTCCACGAAGAGGGCCTCCTTGCCGCGCACGAGTACGAGGTCTGGGAAGCCAGCAGGCGAATGAATAGAGGTCCAGGAGAAGTAGCAGCGCCAACCGAGCATGCGGGCGAGGTCCAGTACCTGTTGCTGGAATACCTTTTCGGTTACGAATGTCGGCGGGGTCATAGGGCCAATTCCTCCAGGCGGGTGCCGACCGATACCAATCCCACCTTTGCTAACATCGCACCGTCCCTCAGGCCTACCAGGTAGTAGTGGCACCGGGCCGCCCAGACGTCCTCCTCTGTTGGCTCCATGTACACCTTCTTCGGCGGCAGGTGGCGGGCGCGTTTCACCTTGAGGGGGCCGGTGCGGGTCACGGGGTGGCCTCCGGCAGTACGCCGTTCGCTTCGACGTGGGCGATGGTGGCCTCCATCAAGTGCATGAAGGGCACCGGGAACGGGCTGAGGTAGAACTCGACTGCTTGCCGCAGCGCCTTCAGCGCGCCCGCCGTGTAGCCAGCGGCACGGGCATTCTCCACGCGGTCCTTGTGACATTTGGAACAGTAAGTTGTGTCGCAGAAGTGTGTCATGCTCATTCCTCCCCGCCAGGGTGCGGCGGGCGGGCTGTCGCCGCGATAGGGCCAGGTGAACTCGATGCGGAAGACGTCGGAGCCCGACGTCCAGCGAAGGCACACGGCATCTGCTTGATCGCCCACAACTCGTCGGGGATGTCCCCCTGCTGCCCTGGCCGCGCGGCTGACGCCTGCTTGACGTATGCTTTGACGCCTGCCGCCTGACACTGGCGCACGATGCTCTCTATCCAGGCCGGATCGCAGGGGCGATGGCGCGGGCCGGACTCGCCGCCAATGACGACGAAATCTATGCCTGTTGGCGTCTTTGTCTGAGAGCTATTCGGGAGACAGTTTGGAAGGTGATGCCGAAGTCCTGGGCGATTGAGGTTAGTTTCTCGCCCTGTGCCCTCCGGCTGCGGATTTCCCCTACCTGGCTGGCACTCAATTTCGCCATTGAATTGCGGCTGCCGTTCTGATCGAGTCGGCCCCGCTTCAGGATGTGCCGCGCGTGAGTCACCTGCTCCAAGTAGGTTGCCAGTTCGAGGTTCTCTGGACGGTTGTCCACCTTGTCGCCGTTCTTGTGGTTCACTGTCATGTTCGGCGGGATCGGACCGAAGAAGTGACGCCAGACGAGACGATGGGCCATTGCGTGAGTCCGTCTGGAGTTCCACATAACCCGGACTTGGAGGTATTCGCGCTTGCCCGTCCTGTTCTCGGCCCGTCGGCGCTCGTGCCGATTCAGGCGGGTGCAACCCTTCCAGCGATCCCAGCCCCTGCTCGCCAGCCGCCACACGCGTCCCTGAGCGTCGATCTCCAGTTCGCCGTCCAGTACCGCTTGGTAGACGATTTCCTCGGTCAGCTTCGGTTTCATCGACTGGAGTATACCATAGATATGGCGAAAGGTCTACCGCCTCCAGCAGCGGCTCCGCGCTGATCCAGATGTGTGAAGCTGCGCCCTTCTCCTTCATCTCCAACAGTAGCGGTATGCGCTCATCGGCCGTCGCCTGGTTCTCGATGCTCGTTCCAGGCCACACGTTTCGGAGCGGCCAGGCCCCGGCCGTGCAGTGAATCAGTGTGGCCGTTCTGATCCGCGCCGAGCCCTTTTCTACGGGCAGGGGCCACTCGGCAACGTCTGAGGCCAGTTGGGTCATGTAGGCCTTCATCCGCCCCGGCCGCTTCGTCAGCAGGAGGTAGGTGTGCTGGGGCGTGAGCGCCATCGTCGCGAACACCTTGTCAATGAACTCGTCCGGCACGTCCTCGTGAAACAGGTCTCCCATGAAGGCAACGGCCACCACCTGCGGCTTCCGCCAGTGCATCGGCTCATCTAGCCGTTCGGGGTGCAGCGTGACCTTCCAGGGCCAACCCATGCGCTGTGAGAATTGTTCTGCCCAGCAGTTCTTACAGCCCGCCGAGACCTTCGAGCAGCCCGTGACGGGATTCCAGGACTTCGTGTCGTAGCCGTGGGGACTGCCCGTGCTCACGTTTCCTCCTGACGTATCAACTCAAGCCTTCCGGCCAGAGGATATCGGCCGCCTTGCTCGTTCAACGCCCTCACACCTACGTCACCCTTGCCTCGCGCAAGTACCGTCGCATCTTCCGCCTCCCGTATCGCTGCCGGAGCCGCTTCCAGAAGGCGGCGCGCCCTGGGTGCCGGTTATGCTTCTCCGGCACCCAGCCCCGCTCGCGCAGTTGTGCGGTCGTGAAGGTCATTTCGCCGCAGCCTCTAGCTTGCGCCATGCCGCCGGCAGGTCCGCGATATCGGTCTCCCGGCATCCCAACGCCGCAAGCACGGCGGCCCTGTTGGGGTATCCCAGGAGCTCATGGGCCTGCGTATAGAGGTCGCCCAGGTTGCGGAGCTTGGGCATCTCGCCTTCGGGCACGGGCTCAGGTTCCTCTTCAACAGGTGCCGGTTCTACCTGTGGCTCGCCGGCTCCCTCATCACCCTCGTTGACAAGCGCCGCAGGCGGCAGTACGTTGACCTCCACGCCGGTCACCTCCTCAGCCAGGCCCGCCATCATGTCCTCGGCCTCACCAACGTCAACGCCGCTGATGGCGTTGATGAGGTCAGGGGCACCGAGGCGGCAGGCGCGCTTGACGGCAGCCCACGAGAGCATGTCGGCCGGGTACAGATGCCACGGGCCGCCCTTGGCGAGCTGGCCCGAAGTCTTGGCGTCCTGGAGGCTGTACTGGATACGGACGATGCTTCGCCCCCTGCGCCAGAGTTCCACATCGCAGACTTGCGTGGTGCGCGTGTGGAAGACGAAGCGTGCACTGGAGTCCTTTGCGCGGACGATCCCCATCATCAACTGCGCGTCGGGTTCGGTGCGGCCGTTAACGACGAAGATGTGACGTAGGGCAGTCATGGGCTTTGCCCCGACCTCCCAGCCGGCGAGCATCACCGCGAACGCCTGATCCTCCGTCTGGATCGCCTTCGGGACCAGGCCCTCAGCCTTCGCTGCTCGGCCCGCGATGAGAGCCATGATGTTGATCTCTTGGACGCTCGGCAACGCGGCCTCTGGCGGGTTCACCTGTATCGGCACGAGGGCCATCGTCTCCGGGGGGTCTTCTCGTTCGTTCATCTTCAGTCCTTCCCCCTGGTGCCAGCAGTGACCGTTATTGCTGTAGCCAGGGCAGTTGCAGATCGCGATGCCGTTCAAGATTTGGACGTGGTAGACGGGGCCAAAGGCATCGCGCGAGTGGACACGGTAGAGTTTCGGAGAGGTCAATCCTTCTCCTTGTCTATGAGCAACGCCACGCTTCCCTTCCCTGGGAGCAGGAAGCCCCGCGCGTCGTCGATCTCGACCGCCTTGCCCACCATGCCCTTCCAGCCGTTCGCGTCGAGCTTCAGGCAGCCTTGACGCGCCAGCCAGAGGAGAAGGTCGGGCTTCACCTCGGCCAGGCGGATGGCGTCGATCTCCTGGGCGCCAGCACGGGCCTGAAGGCGGGCGGATATCCCCGTCTCCCCGTCGCGCAGGAAGTCCTCGGGGTGTGCGTCCAGCCAGGCGCGGACGATCTTCGTGGCGGTCTCGTACCGCTTGGCGGTGTCATCCCGCATCCGCTTGAGCTGGTAGATGCCGGGCAGTAGGGCGACGACCGATGCCTCCGTGAACTCGGCGCCGCTGACCTCGCCGGTCTCGGCGTTGAGGCCGGTCACGATGGCACCTCCCGCCCCTCCCTCGGCTCGTTGTACGTTCGGCTGTCGCGCGGCTCGTACCGTGGGGGGTTGTCGTGCTCACCCGTGCCCGTGCCCTCCACGAGGTTACCGGCCTTCGCCGGCGGCGCGTACCCGGACGTGTCGAGTGCGGCGAGGGCGCCTAGGGCATCCTGCTGTTCCTCGGTCCAGAGTTCGTGATTGTGGCCAGGTAGTTCCTCTGTCGGCGTGGACTTCTTCGTGAAGCCCACGACATCGGTGACGCGCAGTGCCCACGCCGCCTTGCAGACGAGCGCGCGGAACGTGCCGAACTCCTCCCCTTGAATCCTGAGCGCAGACTCCAGCGCCTCGATCTCCTCCTGCTGCTCCTTGAGGAGCGTGCGGAGGGCAGCGGTTTCCTCTGCGGGATTCGAGGCGTTGTCCCACATGTGCTGGCCTTCAGTCTTGCCCTGTGTTGCTGTGGTCATTGGTGTATCCCCGATTCGCTAAGACCGCCTTGACTGGCGGCATTGGGAGCCCCGACCTGAGTTAGTCGCCAGGCCGGGGCTCTCGCTGTTATCTCGGGTCTGGGGCTCGGAGGATATCGGGCCGTGGGCCCGTGCCGCGATTCGGCTGGCTCGGCGCCCGCCCTCCGGCGACGCGGTAGCTGCCACCGGAGAGACGGGCGAGATTGCAGTGGCCCCGGCGCTTTCCGTGGCGCGTCCTTGCCCGTCGGGGCCAACGTCCTTGTTGGGGGTCATGAACTTCGCACTATAACTATTCTTATTTAGCGTCCCCTGACTTCCGCTTCCAGGTATGCGGCCATCTTCGCGGTGACTCGCAGGCGTCGTTGAAGCGTCACGGCCGTGCATATCGAGCGGTCCTCACTCAGTTCCCTGGCCTGCCGGATGAGGGTTGCGATGGGGGCTCGCATCCCGAAGGTGTCGCAGTGACACAGGATGCAGGCGGGGTGTGCGGAGGGTGTAGCCCATCCCTGAGCTTCACGATCTCATCGTAGTCCCACTTGCGGTATCTGCCGGGGCCGTCGCGGATGGGCTCGGGCAACATGCCAGCCTCGACGCGGCGCAGGACGGTGGCCCGTGAGATTCCCAGGATGTTTGCGACGGCGGTTGGGGTGATTAACATGCGGCGGGTTCCCTCGCGCCCTTGATGGCGGCGTAGGCATCATCCTCGCAAACCGCACAGTAGCCGCGAAGGTGATCGCCGCTGTAATGCGGACAGTCCAGAATCCCCTCCAGCACCGCGAGGAGTACGGGTGCGGCTAGCAACAGCTTTGTGACCTGTGTGACCTTGGCACGGTACTCTGCGGTCCTCACCTCAGCGAGGGGGCCTCCGAAGGTCACGGTGCCCAAGATGCCGAGACTGACCCAGTGCCCACCACCCTTTATCTCTAGGTTGTAGGGTGGTCCCGCTGCCTCGCTCCCTGGCGGCCCCGCCGCTATGCGTACTTCTGGTGTGTGCTCGCTCATCTTGTCACTCCGAGAGAATGATAAGGTTGGTGGAGGTTCCTGTCAAGGGGGTGTCAAGCGGGGAACATTAAGATTTCATGAAGAAGAGGGGGATTCTTGCGGCGCAGCGGCGGCTGAGTCCGGGGGATCGGCGTCTATGATGCGATTATACTGTTTATAGGATCATCGGGGGCAGGCGGCGAAGGGGGAGGCTGTCGCTTGAGGATGTAGACCGCCGCTCCGTCCTCAGCCTCAAGGACGATCAGCAGCGGCAACTTGCCCTTCACGCGAAAGCGGCGGGCTATGATCCCCAGGCACCGTGTCAGCCATAATGTCTCACCGAATGTCCCCCTTCAATCCGTATCTGGCGCGCGCGGGCAAATGTCCAGCGCCCTGTCGAATCAAATCAACAACCTCGGGGATCGACTCGCGGGCCACGCGCAGGGTATAGTGGGTTGGCTCAGAACCTTCTGGCGTGCCCTCGGGTTCCACGAACTCGGCGAGCGGCCCCAACACGGCCTGTAGTTCGCGCCACCGGTCATAACACAGCATGACGTAGGCGCGGGTATCGTCCTTGCTCCCCAGGTGTCCCTGGCATGATGCGAAGGTCCGCAGGCCAGGAATCCGATTGAGGGCCACGACCAACGGTGCGACCTCGCGGTCGATGTCTACCCACACCTGTACCGGCACGGTGTTCCACGAGTGTTCTACCGACTCATCCATCACGCCGGCCAGGGCTTGCCCAGGTGGCTCGGTCATGTCGTCTTCCCCGCGTACTGCCCGATGCGCACGGCCAACTCGCCGACGCGCTTCTGCGTCTCCAACACAGCGAGCACCTGCTCAAGGCCGCCGGTCACGTCCTTGCACTGCTCGGCCCGTGCTCGTATCTCTTCCCAAAGGTCATGGATTTCAGTCGGTACTATCACGGGGCCCTCCTCAAAGAAACTGGAGTCAAAGGTGTTCAGGTCTACCTCTTTCCCCAGCAGGCCAGAGTCGGTGTCGTACTGACGCCCGACGAGTTGGCCGTCCAGCCACGGCCCATAGCGCCGCGCTGTGGCGAGTGCGGGATCGTGCTGGATAGTATCAGATGTCCAGAGCGGGAAGCGGGCGAGGGAAGCCCAGGCGGGTTGGCCTGCCCTGTCCCACACCCACTTTCCGCAGTAGATGCAAACCTTCTTCCCTTTGGCCTCGAATGCTACGGCCAGGTCGTAGATGTTCGCTTCGCTGATGCCCGCTATCTCCGCGTCCACGCCAACGATGCGAACGGCGTCCCACATAGCGCCGGCGTTGGCCTTCGTCTCAAGAACCGAAGTGACGACGGGCCACCAGGGGTTTGCGTTGCTGTAGATGACGGGGATCAGGCCCGCCGCCTTCGCGTTCTGAAGGTTGGCCTCAGCCACGACTCGAAGGGCCTCATTGTTCTCGTAACCCCCCGCCCAACAGTCCTGGGCGAAGACGCGGTGCCCCATCGCCGCAACGTGGGCGAAGAAGGTTGGGTCTAGGGATGCAAAGCTGGCGTCGAGTCCTCGCCATTCGCTCACGGCTTCCCCTTCTCCGGGCACTTCGGCCCGTCAGCCGCCAGCCAATTGTTGTGATCGTCCAGCGCACGGCCGCACTTGGCGCAGAAGCCTGACGGTCCGTCGGGCGGGGCCTTGCGGCCCCAGTCGCCTCGTGCCTCGGTCATACCTTCACCTCGATGGCGCCGCACGCCTCGCCGCCGTTGGCGAGCAGCCACACCATATCCTTGCGGAGAATGCGGAATCGCCCATGCAGCGGTCCCCAATCGCCCCAAGAGTTCTGTAGGTAGTAGTAGGTGCCCGGAGTGAACCCGCCGTAGACCTTGAGGCCGTGGCCGCCGGCCTCGCCGGAGGCTGGGTCAACCTTCACAAACCCCTTCTTGTCAGGGTTCCACATGGAGTTCATCCAGGGGATGCCGATCACCGCCGGCCCCTGAGTCATCACCCACTGCCAGAGCGTTTCCTCGTCTGGAGCCCAGAGGTAGCGCCCGAGCCGGTCCTCAGCCTTCATCACGGCCATCGCCGCCTCTACCGACGTTCCGTCGTGGGGAAGCGGCCAGCCGTCGATAGCCTGACACTTCGCGTAGAGCACCGCCGCCGTGTCGACGGCGCTGGCCTTGTCCATGATCTGCGCGCCCATCTCCCAGGCCAGGGTCGCGTTTGCCACGCAGGTAGGGCCGTCTTGGGCGAGTATGGGGCCCGGCTTCCAGATACGGCTTCTCGGGATGACGACGGGGGCCGCAGCCAGGGCCGTCAGCATCAGGTTCTCGGGCCTGAAGCGGCGGGGGTCGGTGCTGGGTAGGCGTCCGAGTCTGGGGTCGATGTCGGGCACGGCGTTCCTCCTGGGCCAGAAGGCCCATAGTCGGTTCAGAGCGTTCTATCCCCCGAGGGCGTGCCGAGTGCGATCCGTGAGCGTCCAGTAGGTTCCCTTCGGGTCAGGAGGCAGCCGGGAACCCTCCACACAGGTCGCCTGCTTCCGGGTCCGGCTGTTGGTCCACTGGCCGCTAACGGGGCATATCTGGCCGGGGAGTAGGTGCCACGTTCTGACGTACGGCGCGCCCAGCATGGCGACGGGGACCACGGACGTGGGCGCCCCGTAGTTCGTCCAGGCGACGAACGCGGCCCTGCCTCCGGCGACGAGGGCGGCGATGACGAGGCCGGCGGCGAGGGCGTGCCAGTTGTCAGCGGTGACGCCCTTTATGGCTACCTCAACGCTGGCGCTCGCGCCCGCCACGAAGGCGATGATCAAGGTCTCGACGAGTCGATACTGTCGGTTCATGTCTACCTCACTTCCCGAGTAACAGCCGAAGCAGTTGAACGGCGGCAATCACTGACGTTGCGATTACCTCGTGAATAGCGCCCAGATCATCACGGCGATGGGCGCGGCGAATCCGATGACGGCGAGTACGCCCTGCACCTTGTTTCTGAACCCATTGAGGTTATCCAGGCGCTTGAGAATCAGTTTGTGTGCGTCTTCGTTGGCCTGCCACCTGCCACTAGCAATGTCCGCCACGTCCTCCGCAACGTGCAGGCGAGTGTCGGCCTCAGCGCCGACCGCCTTCTCTACCCGTTCATGTCCGGGCAAGTAGACCTGCTCGCGCCAGTCGCGGAACTCGCGCCCCAGGTTCTTAATCTCCGCGGTAAGTACGGCTATGGAGGAGCCGTCAAATAGGGCCTTGGGTGGTATTGGCTCTGTCCCCGTCGCTGTGTCGGGCATCTCAAATCACCTCACCACGTCTGCGGGTGCGTCCTGAATGACCGCACCGTGTCGGCTATCTGGGCCACAATCGAGTCATCCGGCGTCTGAAGCGCGCGGTCAAGGTTGCTCACCACAAGATCGGAGTGCTCCGTGCCGTCGGCGGGGAAGCGCCGCGTGCGCTCCAGGATGTACAGGTCGTCATTGATGTCCAGGTAGACGTACTTGGTGCCCTGCTGTAGCGCGTAGCCCCGCCAGCGGACGCGCACGCTGTCCCCGGGCTTCACGGCGGGGTCAAGCCCCGTCACCGTCAATTTGTAGGCCGTCTGCTTCTGAGACCACCACCGCTGTAGTTGGCTGGCGGCCAGGTCGTACAGGGCGTTGGCGGCGTTCTGGACGTCCGTGGCGCCCGTGGACGCGGGCACGATGTCCTTTGCCACCATCACGCGCTCTCGCTGGCCGTAGAGGGCGATGGAGGCGGCGTCGGCGATGTAGTAGACGGGATTCCCATCGGGGCCGGTCATAGTCTGGATCGTGTAGGGCATGACGCGGGTTGAGGAGGCAAGCGTGAGTTGCAAGGCACCGGCGCCCGCGCCGAGCGGAATGATCCAGTTCCAGAGTTCGGTGATCGTGTCCTCTACCTCTATGCTCTCGATGGCGGCCAGTTTCGCCGCGTCGAACAGCTCCTCGTCCGCCTGCCCGCCCATGAGGACGATGCCGGAGGGCAGCGTGCCGAAGACTCCCGCCTCCAGTTGCCTCACGAGGGCACCGCCGGTCTCGCTGACCGCCTCGCGCAAGTGTAGGGAGTCCTGGGCGAGCACTAGGAGCAGGGCCTTCAGCATCGACTCGCCGTCGAAGCGGCAACTCATGGTGGCCCCGCGCCAGTCGCACGAGGACGCGCAGAGCAGCGAGGCGGCGACCAGTTCATAGCAGATGGCGTTTTGAATCCTGCTGGGCTGCGCGCCGTCGCTATCCTTGACGGCCAGGAAGTCCGTCACGACCTCGCCCGGCCCCGTGGGGACCACGAGCGCAGCGGTTGCGCCGCTGCCGCTGGCCGAGACGAAGGCACCGTGCGGCGTGGTGGTGTCGACGCCGAGCCAACTAGTGGCCCCAGCGTTGACGGCGGCGGCACCCGAGAGCGTGACGGTGATCGTGCCGGTGCCCGCCGGAGGGTCGACGTACTCCCAGGTCTCCAGGCGAATCTTACTGGAGACCTGAACCGCGCCTACCAGGGTGAGGGCGTAGGTCTCGGGGCTCGTGTAGTAGACGGTGACCCGAACGTGATCGCAGTAGAGGGTCGTCGTCAGGGTGCCGGAGCCATTTATCCCGTAGAGTGCAAACCCAAAGTCGGAGGCATTGATCTGCGCTGGCGTCCAGGTCAGGCCCCACATCGATGAGGAGCCGCCTCCGTAGGCATAGAAGGCGTACTGGCCGACGGACTCGTGTGTGACCGTGCTGCCTATGGTCCCGCCCTTGATGATCCTGAAGTATGCGCTGACTGAGCCGCCGCTGGGCGGGGCCTTTACGTAGGCTTCAACTTTGATCCCTGTGATCGTCGCGCTCGACGGAATGTTGAACCCGTACCCTGTCGACTTCAGGACATGGCTCGTGACGCCGGGGGCTAGGCTTACCGTCGCCAAGGCGCCGTCCTTGTACTGCGCGTTGGTGGGTGCCGTCCAATCGACCGTGCCGTAGGTCGAGTCATTGACGAGCGTGGCGGAACTCAGGACAGAGTTCGGCCCACTGCTATGCGAGGTGGCAGGCCCGAGGCCCCACACGGCGCCGCTCACGGTTCGCGAGGCTTCCCTGATGGCGACGCCCACCTGGAGTATCTTGCCCCCGACGCCGATGGTGTGAGTCCAGGCGAGGGCTGAGGCGCTCGCGCTGTACGCCACGCTGTTGGCGTCCTGGCCGATGGCATCCCACGCCGCTGGTTTCAGGGACAGGCCCCCGATGGCCCAGCCGTCCTGGTCCGTCAGTACCCACGAGAGGGCCAGTGAAGTCAGGTCGCTCCCTAGCCGCCTCCAGGCCGTGTCGGACAGGAGGCCATCGATGATGGCGCCCATGCCCTCGCTGTTGTAGAGGCGGGCGAGCAGCGTGTTCTTGTACAGCAGTTCGGCCAGCAGGGTCGGGCCGGAGATTTCGAGCACGTCTTCCGGCTGCTTGTTCACGTCCTCAATGAGGCCCGCGAACACGAAGCCCTCGCCCTCGCGCGTGTGTTTCCAGATGCGTCCTACCTGCGCGGCAGCCGCCCGCGGGTCAGTGAGAGGCAGCTTGACCTTGAACGTGCCGGCCTGGTCGAGCTTCTGCGTCACTGTGGCGTCAAGGATGCTCAAGGAATGACCTGCCCCTCAATGGTTCCTGCGCTATTCGTGATGGTGCCCCGCTGCCGGAGCGCGTGCTTCCAGGGCGGCGGTACGGGCGGCGTCCACGGCGCAGCCGCGATAGGCACCGTGAGAACCGACACGCCCTCCGGCGACCGCCGAGGACGGCGCACAGGCTCCGACGCGGGCCTGTACCACGTCGCCATCCCCACGGGCCAGTTGGGTTGCGCGTAGACGGCGAAGTGGCCGCCCTCCGGCCTTCGTGGGGCCAGCCGCACGGGTTCGCTCGCGGGCCGCTGCCAGGTGGTGACGAGTACCGGCCATTCAGCCAGGCCGAGAACCAGCGCCTCGCCACCTTCCCGCCTGGGCAGGGGTAGGCGTACTGGCTCGCTCGCTGGCCGATACCACGAGCTGAGGAGTACCGGCCACTGAGCGAGCCCCAAGACGAGGACCGACGCGCCTTCAAGCCTCCGTGCTGGTGCCCGTACAGGATCGGGACACTGCTCATACCAGCCCCACGTAACGGCTGGAGGGGCTGCCGCCGGCACATAGACCGGCTGGGCCTTGATCTGGTACTGCCACTGACGAGCGGGCACACTAGAGCCTCTCTATGTCCCTAAAGAGCTTGGCCCTGGCCTCAGCGATCTCCAGCGCCTTCTCCCACGGCTCGCAGCGGCTCATACACGCGGGCGCGCCGCACGTCGGGCCATCGCATCGCCAGCACCAGCCGCGTTGCTTGCCGGACCCGGGCTCTATCATCCAATGCGCCTGACAGTGAACGCACTGGAGCGTGTCGCGCTCGACCACCTGCCCCTCTGGATAGGTGATGATGACGTGGCCCTTCGGTTGGCGGGCGGTGTACAGCACTACTCCTCCCAGTGCATGGACACGTCTAGCTGTGGCGTTGCCGAGGCGTGCAGGGCGCAGGCCGCGATGCCTGCATACTGTGTCGCCGCTGCCTTCAGTTCGCCGCCGGGGACAGCGACCCACCGGAACGACGCCCGCTGATTCAGCGGTATCAGCAGCAGCGCCGCAGACAGCGTGGGCACCACCGTCGCCGCGCTCTGATAGCCAACCGCTATCGCGGTGGGCGAAGCAGGATCGAGCGCGACAACCGTTGGCGCGCTGCCCCCTGTTGGAGCCGCTGCCGAGGCCCGCTTGACGGTCCATGAGATCGCGTTGTCGGCGGGGGCCGTCACGTCCGCGCCGATAACCAGGTCATAGACGCTGATGCGGCTCGTTGGCGCAGCCGCCGTATGGTAGACCTCACCCATGACCTTCTCTGTCGTGGTGAGGGCCGTTGATACGCAACCTATCGCGTATCGTTCTGCCATGATCTACCTCCTTAGTACCCCACGATCTGCAGGGGCTGAATGAAGGGCTGTGGCGTTGCCGAGGCGTGCAGGGTCGGTACGGTTGCCAACCCGTACACCACGGTCAGCTTCGGCTTGCGGCTCGGGCTGTTCGTGTCGTCATCTGAGGCGGAATCGAAGCCGGACGTGTCATTGGAGTACACATAGTCGGCAATCTGTAGACTGGCGACCCCCGCGCGGCTGTCCAGCGCATCCTGTAGAAACGCTGCGAGGCCCGCGCCCGTAACCGTGTACCAGCCGGTAGCGGACGGCTCCGGGTAGTAGAACAGCACACCAGTCCAGCCTGGGGGGGCGTTCCACGTGACGACGTTTTCATCCCAAGCAGTGGTTAGTCGCGCGAACCCCACTCCGTCTGGGTTCGGGTAGCGAACGAAATCGTTGATGTAGAGCTCTAGCTTGCTACTCGCGTCGACCGTCTGCCCGATGATTGCCGAGATGTTCGCCTCCACTAGCGCGCTGGAGTGGTACGTACCTTTGCCGCCGCTGCTATCAGTCCACGCACTTAGGACGGCCGAGCTGCCGTAGTTCGTATCTGGGTATTGTTGGTAGATATAGGTGCACTTAGGGATCGGGTCTACTACGTAGGTACTCACAGCGCCGCCAACGCCGCCTTCAGCGCGGCCAGATACGAGTCGTCAAGGGCGGCTTCGGCATGGTAGACAAGCGGTGCGCCCTGGCCCACGGCTGTTGCGGCCACGCGGCCCCGGACCTCCACCTTGAAGTTCCGTACCAGAGCCAGGGTTTGGAGGATGGGCGTGTTCGACGCCTCGATCTCGCCCACGCCTATGGTGCAGCCCGCCGCTACGTCTAGGGGGTAGGCAGCGATCAACATGCTCAGGGACACGCCGATGCGCTGTTGAAGGGGGAGAGTGCTGGACGTGACCCAGATGCAGGTAGCAGTCGGGGGGTTGAAGTTGTGCAGGATAAGGCCGAGCGAGGTCTTGGGGGTTGCAGGGTCGTAGGCCACCAGAGGGCTCAGGGCCATTATCTTTTGCTGGACGGTGATGTTCCAGACGACAGTGGGACGCCCAACACTCGACCAATAGTCCTTCTGTGCCTGGCCGCAGCACAGCGCCATGAACGCCAAGTCGGACTGCACAGCCGGTCGGACGGGATAGGGGGTCATGCTGTGACCTGTCCCGTCACCGTGCCGTCGGCCAGCGTGACGGTGGCCCGGTGACGCAGCGGTGCCGTGGGCACGCCGGTATGGAAGACGGTGATCCGCATGTGGTCGACGAAGGCGTGCTGGTTGCCGCTACCCGCCACGCTGATGGCGCTGAGGGCAACGCCGAACGTGGGGTCGGCGAAGTCGGCCGGCGTCCAGGTCTCCCCCCAGAGGTCAGAGTCGCCGCCGTAGCCAACGTACGCCTCATAGCCAGTGATCCAGTTCACGGCCAACGCCCTCTCGGTAGCCCCGATGGCGCCCCCCTTCACGGTGCGCAGCCGGTAGTCCTGCACGAGGCCGAAGCCCTGATGCTGTATCTCCACCAGGATGCCCAAGACGGTGACATCGGGCGGCAGCCAGAGGCCGAAGTTGGTGGCCTTCAGGTAGTGGCTGATCGTGCCGTGGGGAAGAGTCGGGTCCGCGAAGAGGCCATCGCTGACCTGGGCGTATGTTGGGTTCGTCCAGGTGCGAGTGCCGACCGACGCATCATCAACGACGGTGCCGGGGCTGTTCGGGCCTACTATGCGCATGTCAGTCCCTATATGAATGATACCAGGCAATATACAACTTCAAATTGGGGGTGCCCCCGTCTGTGTATCGGAAGCTGTTGGTCCCCGGCTGGAGTTCCATCAACACGGCCTGCGTCGCCCCGAGCAGCAGCGCGGGCGTGTCGTCAACCCACGTCGCCCCGGCGTCGGCGCTCAGTTGCGCGCGGCCCAGCCCTGGCGCGCTGTTTACGGAGAGCACGCTGTTGGCCGTCGCGCCATCCGTCGTGCTGCTGAAGCTCTGGCCGTTCGTCAGGTTCTCAATGAGCGGGTTGGTAAACCCAGCCGTGCCCTGGCTGGCGAGCCGGAAGATGCAGCGGTGGCACTCCAGGTCGCCGCTGTTGATGAGGCTGAAGGTAAAGGGGCTGCTGGTGATCGTGAAGGTGTCGAACACGTAGTCCGGGGCGATGGGTTCCCCTACAATGCCGGGGGTGCTCGTGAAGTCGGTCGGCGTATGGCCTATGCCAGTGAGCCAAGCGGATGTCAGGGGATCGTAGAAGTAGGGTTCGGGGAGTTCCAGCCCCACGTTGGCCTTCGCGATCACCACCTGCTCGGGCGGCCTCTCGATGTCCGGCGTGGCCCGCGCCTTCGCGTAGGTCCAGCGGGGGGCCGTAGCCCCCTCAGCGCGCCACAGCTTGCGCCGGCCCTTGTCGCGCGTCCCGCCTTCCACGGCCGCCATGAGCGCGTCGATGGACGTCTGGAGCGCGGCAAAGCTGGCCGCCTCGAACTCGAACTCCAGGTCCGCGCTGCTCCTGTCGCTGGGCGCGCGCCGGTCCCCGTGAAGGTCGTAGGCCCCGTCCGCGCCGATAGGGTTGAGCATGGCGAGCCGGTGTGGGGTGACGAGCTTCTCAGAGTAGCCGTTGCGCGGGATGGCGTAGGCATTGGTGCCGTCCAGGTCGGTGAGCTGGTAGAAGAGCCTCAAGGCGTCATCCCTCGCAGCCGAAGGGCCTGGTAGAGGCCCTGCTGGGCAGCCTGACGGACGGCGTTGGGGTCGGCGGGGCCGTTGAAGGTCTGGTTGATGGTGATCCCGCCAATGCCGCCCTGAGCGGCGCCGGCGGCTGCGGCGGGTATGGTGGCTGCCATCTGCGGCAGCGCAGAAGAGAGCGGCTTCCAGCTATCCTGCATCCCGAGACGCAGGCCCTCAGTAATGTTCTTCCCCATTTCAAACATCACCTGTGAGGGCGAGCCGATATGAAGAGCGCCACCTATTGCCCCCGCGATGTCGCCGGCGATGTCGCGAGCCCTATTCAGGAGACCAGGCACTAGGTTCTCGATGCCATCCCAAAGCCCCTGTATCAACGCCTTGCCAGCGTCGAAGAGCAGGTGGCTCAGGTCTCCGAGGGCCCCCAGTATCTGGCCGGGGAATGCCCGAATCTCGCCCACGATCACCGCCCAAACGTAGGCTATAACATCGTGGAGGGCCTGCCACGAGACCTGCGCCTGGGCCTTGACTGCGTCCCAGGCGAGCCCCATGAGGGCACCGAGCAACTTCAACCCATCACTGACCGTCGCCTTTATCCCATCCAGGACATCGCTCACGAGCTGCTTGATGGCATCCCACGCCGCCTGCCAGTCTCCGTGGAAGACGGCGCTGGCGAAGTCGAAGATGTCCTTGAGCACCTTGAACCAGGTCGTGAAGTAGACCTGGATCATGTCGAGGTAGGTGGTCACGATGGTTTTGATCCGGCCCCAGGCGTCCTCGAACGTCGTCTTCAGGAAGCCGAACTTGTCATTGAGGAAGTCGCTGATGCTGTTCCAGACCTCCAGCGTCTTCGCCTTGATTTCGTCCCAATGGTCGATGAGCGCCTTGATGGCCAGGCCAAGGAGTGCACCAGCAGCGATGATGGCGAGGATGGGCCAGGTGGCCGCGATGGTGGCTGCGGCCCAGGCGATGAAGGCCGGGACGACGGTCACGAGGGCCGGGACGACGGTCACGAGGACGATGGCACCGAGGGCGGCAAGGGCTCCCACGACCATCTCCTTGTGCTCCCCGATGAAGTTCATCGGCCCCTTCAGTTGTTCAAAGGCCGCCGTCAACGGGGGGCCAACCACATCGGCAAAGTGCTGAATAGCCGGGATGATCTGCGTCGTCAGGACACCGACCAGAGCCGTCATCACTGGCAGGAGCAGGGTGCCGATCTGCACCTCCAGCTCGTGCATCTGAATCTTGGCGGCCTCCATCTGCCCCGCTGAGGAAGCAGCGAAGGCATCCGCCTGTCCGCCGAACTTCTCCTGAATCTTGCCGAAGAGTTCCGCCTCTCCGGCACCCTTCTGAATGACAATGCCGTACCGCGAGAGGACGTTCACATTCTCGTCAGTCGCCTTGCCCAAGAGTTTAGATGCGGTGTAGAGGTCGATGTGAGCACCACGGGCCAGATCCTCGGCCAGCGTCATGCGCTTCTGCGCTTCGTCCGCGCTTCCCGTCTGAGCCGTCAGCAGCGCAAGGGCGTCCGACTGGTCCTGGTAGGCAAAGCCAGCCTTCTCGCCGGATTCGATGGTGGCATCTATCTGCGGCTTGATGGCCTCATAGGAGGTTCCGCTATTGTCGATGGCAGTCTTCAGGCGGATTTGAGCGGCCTCATGGTCGGCAGCCGCCTGCGTAGCATTCTCAAGGAGCTGGGGGGCCTGCATGACACCCTGCGCCATGATGAAGCCGCCAGCGATTGTGCCGATCTTGCCGACCGTCTGCCCAAGGCCGCCTGCCTTCTTCTCAATGTTACCCAGGACAGCACTCGCCTCGTCCGTCGCCCGAATGTAGATTCCCAGGTCTGCGGTGTTACCCACGGATCGCCCCCTTGACAGTCGGCGTAATTCGTATTAGCATTTGGGTGCCCCGCCAGGAGGAAGACGATGTTTCACTTGGCACCTACCTTGTCGCGGGATGGCTTGACCGTCGATGGCGGCCAGATCGTCATTCACCAGCGAACCGCCGGAAAAGGCGACATCTCCATCCGCGCCAGCGACGTCACCGAGGTGCGGCCCTCGCATTCTCAAGGCGATCTCCCGTTTCTACAGGGCAGCATCAATCTGAGGGTCGGAGGCAAGAAGTATGTTCTCCGGCGCCTCCCGAAGAAGGAACGAGATACGGCTGTAGGGGCACTGCGAGAGGCCATCGCCGCTCCTTAGCGACCCCCACCACGCACCTTCTCCTTCGCCTTTCGCTCCGCCGCGCCCAGCCGCTCGGCATCGGCGCGCGCTTCGGCTATCAAGAGCACATCTCTGCGGTAGAACTCCGGTTGCCGCAGCCACGCGTCGTAATCCTTGATGCCCATCGCCTCCATCTCGGCGATATACCCTAGTTCTCGGGGCCAGGTCCCGCCGGACTCCCCTCGACCGGCTACTCGGTAACAGGCGAGGAGTTGGCGGTAGAGTCTTTTTTTTCGACGTCGCTCCGGCCAGGGTTCAGGCAGTCGATTTCGGCTCGAATGCGGTCAGCCGCCTCGGGAGGCAATCGCCCGATGTTCGCTGGCGTGACCCGCGCCTGGTCACTCCAGGCAACGATCATCCGCTCCAGAAGAACTTGACCCCAGAGGCCGGGGTCGATAGTCGCGCGGGCAGGCCCCATCTCACCATCCAAACCCTGCTCCCTGACGACCGTCATGGCCCGGCTGTTGAGGGCGTTTCGATCCGCCGAAGTCATGTGGCGGCGGACATCGACCCACTCTCCGTCGCCCAGGTCGATCCGGTGGGTCTCCGGTTCTAGAAGTAGGCTCACGGGTTCCTCCTCAGGGAAGTACAGTTAAGAGGTTTTTCGCTACCGCCTTGAAGTGGGCGGCGCCGGTCGCGTCGTAGAGCGGCACCAGCTTGAGGTTGACGATGTGCTGACCTTCCTTGGTGCCCACCTCAGCGATGTCGCCGTTCTCGTGCTGCACGGCCATGTCGATGTCGACCTCGCGGGCCGAGCTGCCCGTGGCCTTCAGGCGCACAAACCGCGTAGCCGCGGCCTTAGCCGCCGTCCGCTCTAGGGCCATCTGGGTGTCAACCCACATGGTGATGTCCAGGCTCGCGCCCTTCGCGATGCCCGGAGAACCGGCGAAGCTGTACTTGCTGAAGTACAGGTTGCCGTCGGGCGTGAAGCGAGCGAACAGGCCCGTGTCAAAGTTCAGGGTGAAGTCGATGATCTGGCCCACGACCTGCGTGGTGCCCAGCGCAGCCCAGGTGTCGTTGATCCAGAGGCTCGTGTTCTGGACAAGGATTTCTTCGACGGACGGCACGGCGATGGAACCCGTCAGGGTTGAGGCTGAGACCTGCCGCCCCACAATATCGGCGTCGATCTCCCACACGGCCTCTTCGCCCTCCGCGCCCTTGAAGGTGAGCTTGCGGGCGAAGCAATACTCCATCTCGATGTCGTCATAGCCGGGCGTGGCCAGCATGTCCTTGAGGCGGCGCTCGATGGTGAAGGTGGTGGGCGCGGGGTCGACCAACTCGGTAGGGTTGAACGTCCAGACGGTCGGCGCGGTGCCGACGCCAACGACGCCGCCCATCACGCCCATCTCGAGGTAGTAGAGAATCTGCTCGAAGCTCAGGGGGCCGGCCGCCTTCATCTGCGCGAACTTGCGCGTGATGCTCGTTGGCCCAGAGCGCACGAGCGTCCCGACGGCTGGCGTCGGCTTGTGGGTCGTAGCCCCTGGATCGACACTCAGGCTGTCCAGCATGAGCCGGTTGGTGGCCGCGACGGCTGTGCCGCGTGCCGTCTCCTTGCCGATCTGAAAGATGGTTCCGGCTTCAATCGCCGGTCCTGCGAGTGGGCTCATCGGTCGCCCTCAACTTTCTCCGGCTTCTCGGGCCGGTCGGACACGCGGCGGTAGATGCTCGACGCCTTCAGATCGGCCTCGATGCCCCGCTCGTGCGCCTCTTCGTCGCTGATGTCCTGGGCGGGGATGCCTGGGAGCCAGGCCCCGTCGCCCTCATACTTCCACACGGTTGACCTCCTCTCAGGCGAACGTCACCGCGTCGTGCATGCTCACGACAAGCGGCAACTCGAAACCGATGTACTGTGTTTTGGCGTACTCAAGGCCCGTCACGCCCGCCGTCGCGCCGAGTTGGGCGACGGTACAGGTGCCGGCGAGCCGGATGTCACCGTTGAACGCCGTCCGCGTCGCCTCCAGGAAGGCGCGGGCGATGGCTGACGCGTCGGCGGCCTTCTCATCTCTGCATAGAAACTGCATCTTGACGTGGAGCCTCTGCCGCTGATAGCCGGGGCCATACGTAACCTCGCCGGGCTCAACGATGTTCAGGAAGCAGGGGACATCCTCGACAGTTGCCGGCGGGTCCTTGTAGGCGCGCACGACGGCCTTGGTTATCGGGCTGGTAATGGAGATCGCCGCCTGGATGGCGACGATCCTGTCCAACGCGGCGTTGAGGGTGTAGGTCATGAGCCCCACCGCCTCTCGATGGCGCTGACGGCGGCGCTCACGAGTTCCTTCACCTTCGCCTCGGTGTCCTTCGCCGCGTGCTCGAACATCTTGACGCCCTTCGTGCCGCTTTGCCTTATGGCAAGCAGAATTGGCCCAACACTCTGTTTTGGCCCGATGTACCCGTGCCGCCTGGCCCAAAGGGCGAGGGGCTTTGCGGGCACGCGGTGAGCCCCACCTTCCTCAACCTTCGCGGCGAGCCCCGCGATTGCACGGTATGGAACGATAGTGGCCTCAAGCGGCACGGCACCGGCCCCGAGTTTCAGTGTGATGTTCCGCCCCAGCGCGCCGGTGTCAGCAGCGTGGGGCTTCGAGTATTCGGCTGTCTTCTCGCGGGCGAAGATGCCCGCCTCCCTGACGATGCCACCGATAGGCTCCATTACGCCGCCCAGCTTCTTCTCCAGGGCCTCTACTCCCTCGACGGTGATCGTGAACTGGCTCATCAGAACGGTTGCGGCAGTCCGTACATGCGTCGCACGTCCTGGAGCATCAGGAACGTCTCGCGGGAGATCCCGACCCCCGAGCCACCAATGCTCAGGGTGTCTACCGGCCCGGCCAACGTCCGGTCCCGCCAGTCACGCGTGATGTTGCAGGTCAACTCCATGATGATGCCCGGCACCGCCGGCCAGCCCCAGATCGCGGCGATCTGGATCGACCGCTGCTGAAGCGGCCAGCAGGAAAGCAGGGTCGAGTTCGGACTGACCTCGATGTACTCCCACGGCCGGGGCTCCGGCCCCTTGTCCGCGTTCGGCGGGCCGAGCCAGAAGTCGGTATCGAGGACCAGCGCCGTCTCATCGGTGAACAGGTAATCCGCGTCCAGGTCCGCCTTGACGACCAGGCCCGTGCTGGTCGCGATGTCCGGCAGCCAGAGGCGCATCTCGCCGTTGCCGTCGAAGACGCGGGTGATAGCCGCGGCATCCTTGGTGAAGAAGCGCCGCAGCTCCTTGTCGAGCCAGCGCGAGACGGAGGTGAGTTGGGCGAGGATCAGGGTGTCGTCGCTCGTGCCGGTCTTGTCGACGCGGGCGCGGTAGTCGGCGGCGACAGCGTAGGGGTCGGTCACAGCAGCGGGCATACCCTGCTCCTCTCAGTGGACGTGCTAGGAACCCTGATTCCCTTAGTGCCCTAGGTTTCCTGCCCGGTGAATAGGCCGGTCGCCAGAACGTCAGCGACGAAGGTGGCGAAGGCATCGGCCAGGGTGTCGATGGTGAGCGCGTCACAGTCGATGACCCGAAGGACGCTGGCGTTCGTGATGCCGCTCCAGTCTTCCGTGGAGGGCACCAGATCGCCGGGTGCGGCGAGGGCCGCCATTATCCCTGACAGGTCAAGGGTCAAGACCTGGCCCGCCGCAAGGTCAAGCGCAGCGTCCGAACCCGCGCCGAGCGTCACAGGATCATGCGCGGTAGGCAGTTCACCACCCGGACCCGAGGAGCCGCCGCCTACTATGCCCACGCCAGGGTGAGCGCCGAGCACGTGATGAACGATGACATGAGCCCTGCCGACGGTGGGTGGCCCGCCCAAGTTGGCGGCAGCAACCACGAGATCACGCGGCACGGTCTCGAAGGCGCCAACGTCCGGTCCTGGCAGGGGAATCTTGACGCCCGTGGTGGTTATATCAACCGTGCTGACGTAGATGGCCATGTCGTATGCGGGGTCTCCGCTTATGGCCGTGCCGTAGACCTCCACGAAGGTCCCCGCCGAGAAGGCCTGATGAACGAAGATCTCCACGCCAGTGACGCGGTGATTAGCGGGCAGGCGGCGCATGAAAGCATAGTCATGGGGTGCCGTAATCCAGCCCTCTATCACTCCGGGGCCTGGCATGTAGAGGCGGGCTGAGGGCGGGTCGCTTTCATCATCGAGTTCCAGATACTCGGAGACCTCGCCCTCTTCCACGAAACCACCGGATGGGTCGCGTATGACCCTTTCGACCGTATACAGTTTCTTGCCCATAGTTGCCTCCTCTGAGGCGAGGCGGGGCCAGCGAAGGCCAGCCCCGCCCTTAGTCGCTTCCGCTAGACGCCGGTCGCGATGACGTTCTGCGTCAGGCCCGTCGATGGCGGGCGCGTCCCCCGCTTGCCGTAGGGGATCGCCGTCACGCCGAACACGCTGGCAGCCGTCGCGGGCGTCACGACGCAGCGCACGTACTGCTGGCTGGGCGTCGGAACCGCGATGGCGTAGCACTTGCTACCGCCCGAAGCCGCCAAAAGCTGCGTCAGTGCGGCGCCGGTGATGTCCGTCGGCGAGCCGAAGGCCAGGGCCGCCGAACGCTGAATCTTCATGTCCAGGGTGCCGGTCGCCGTCATGACGCCGACCTCCAGGATGAAGACGACGCCCTCATAGTCCGTCGTGTCGATGACGGCACCGTTCTGTGCTCCAGAACTGGCCGACACAGGCGCCAGCCCCTGGAGGAATTGCATGGTTTCAGTCGGTCTCTTGAAGGCCACTGTTTTACCTTTCTGCGGGTCAGACCCCGCTACCCTCGCTTGCGCGCTCGCGGCGCGGGCTTCATGGCGTTCTCGGGGGCCTCTGCGGTCGCCGTCTCCGGCCCTACCTCCGGGTCTGGCTCGGGCGGGTCAAGGGACACGGCCCTATTGAGCCGGATGATGATCTCGGCTTCGTCCTTCGGCAGTTCGAGTTCCTCCCCCACTGCACGGGCAGCCCCACCAGCCACGACGCCCTCTGTAATTCGTACTCGCATGGCGCCTCCTAAGTCAGAGGGGGCCAGTCCCTTGACCAGCCCCCTCGCGTTCTCTCTGTTCAGCACTCGGCCTAGCCGGTCAGGACGCCGAGCAGCGCCCCGAAACTCTCCGGGTGCCTCACGCCGATGTCAATGTCCTGGAAAGCGACTACGCGCACGATGCCAGCCGTGCTCTGGCTGTAGGGGTCAACCAGGATGTCAAGCCCGCCCCACATGGCGATGATCAGGTCACCCCAGTTGCCGAAGAAGAGGGCCGAACAGGTCCCCGAGGAAGAACCCGCCGTCAGGGTGCTACTGACCTGGTTCGTTACCAGGCACGGGTAGCCGTTCAGCGGCGTGTCGTTGTCCGCCCAGATCATCCGGCTGTCAGAGGAAGCGACGGCGGCGGTAGTCTTCGCCTGGCCGCGCACCTTCGCGTTCGTGATGTACGCCAACCTGCCGATGTCCGCGTTGGCGGTGGCTACTACGGTCTCCAGGGCGATCACCTGCGCCAGAGCCAGCACCAGTCCGATGCTGGAGTAGTTCACCGGAGCGCCGATACCCGAGGTGTGGTCAATCCCCGTGGGCTGGCTACCGCTGCCCGAACCGTGGAGACAAACGCGGTCGATCTCCAGGGCCTCGACGGTGGCCAGGTCGTTGCGGACCAGGGCCTCCACGTCGATGCTCGACTGGAGCAGCAACTTGCGGCTGATGTCCGTGAACGCCCCGAGGCTCTTGGGGGTGAATGTCACCTGCTGGAAAGCCTGCTGCCCCTCGGTAGGGACAAACGACTCAGCGCCCCAGTAGGCCGTCCCACTGCCCGACTGACGGGGGATCGCGATGTCGCCCACCAGGCCGTCAAGGACGACCGCCCCAGCCTGCTTCACCACCATCTTGTTGCGGAGCATGTCGATGAAGGAAGCGGAGAGTAGGTCCGTGCTCACCAGGTTGCCGCCCAAGCCCGCCGTAATCTTCACGAGGTCGCGCTGCTCACGCGCCTCCCGCTTCACCAGGAAGTCGCGCGGCACGAAGAAACTGCGCGGCGACTTGCCTAACTGCTTCTCGACCGCCTTGCTCGCCTCACGCTCCAGGCCGGCACCCGACCAGTCGTTGTCAGCGGCCGCGCGGATGGCGCGCACGAGGCTGTAGCGCGACAGTTCGTCGTCGCCCATGCCGATCTTGCCGTCGCCGCCCGGCTTGCCCGCTACGGGCCCAGGGCTGGCGAACCGACCTTCTCGCGTGGCCAGCCCCTCGTCGCGCGTGATGCGCCCCTCGAGAGCGTCTGCCTCAGCGATCTTGGCGTCACTGTCTTTCTTTTCCTCGTCCGTCAGGTCGCGGCTCTCGCCGTCGGCCTTGTCCGCGATGGCGCGGGCCTCATCCAAGAGAGCCTTCCGCGCTCGCTTCAACGCATCGCTGTCCAATGTCTTGTTCCTTCCTGCCGCCCCGTGCGGCCTAGATGCACGTTCTGTCGAGCACGTCCAAGCGCCGACGCAGCACAGTGAGACGGCCTGGCGCCTCACCACTCTGCTCGACTTCCGAGTGAAGACCTGGCTCCGGCTCGGCGGGGACGTACTCCCTAAGCAACTCAATCGTTGACTCGATGATCTCTCGGTCGTCCGCGCTCCTGGCTTCCCCGTCCGGCCCACACCGGCTCAGGGCTTCGGCAAGCGGCTCCCACTGGAGGCCCGCTGCCGCCAGAAGCGAACGCAGGCCGACGTCGGTCTGCGGGTAGGCGGGGAACGTGACAACCGACACGTCCGACAGGGCCGCCTCGGTCAGTTCCCTAGAGGGGAATGTCTCGCCGCCCTCGGTCGACGTTCCCCAGGCGTCCTTGATGGCCATGAAGCTGAATGATCCCTGGTCGATGTCGCCCCGGTCGACGCTCACGAGCAGGTCGTGCGCCCACTGCGTTGCCGGCGGTTCGGCGTCGAAGGCCAGGCCGGTGTCATCCTCCTGAACCAGAAGGGTGCCGCTCTTCGTCCGGCCCAGCACGTAGTCCGGGTTGTGGTTGAAGAGGCCGCGCACGTCGGCCTCCTTGAGCGTCTTGGTGAACGCTCCTGTCCTGATGATCTCGCGGAAGCCGCCGCTGCCGAAGCCCAACGGGTCCGACCATTTGTTGAAGACGGCCGCATGGCCGACGATATGCGGCGGGCCGTCCGCCTGACGCCGCTCGACGCGCAGTTGCTCGAGCACCAGGCCGCGCCGTTCGATGTCCAAGCCGCCCGAACGCTCGCGCAGCGGCGGTGGCGTCTTGTCGTCATCCTCAAGGTGCCGCGCCAGGTGCCGCCAGATGCCTTGCCGGTCGCCCGCCCACTTCGGCCGTGTGCCGGGGCGAAGGCGGCCGCCATTGAGCACCCCGATCCCCGTCGAGCAGGCGGTCATGTTCGCCGGGCCCACGTCGCCGTTACCAGCGACTTCATGGTGAATGAAACTGTAGTCGGCCTTCACCGTGCCGTCGCCACTGGAGTCGCGCCAGGCGTAAGCCTCTGCGTAGTAGTCTGCCGACTCGCCCTCGCGGAGACGCCTCTCGTTGGCCCCGCCATCCCAGGCACCGTCAGAGGTCGCCGTGCTGTGTGCCGCGATAGCGGCGCGGTCCTCGATTGCTACTGTCATGTCTCCCTCCTAACCCGGCGCAACGTCACAGCAACACCCGTCGTGAAGAGGGGGGTGCCCAAGTTCTGTCGTCACCGGCATGGAGTCACCCCCAGCGTCCAGGGAATCCCCCGCGCTGAGAAACGTCTTGGTGATCTCGGTCGTCTTCCCGTCCATCTCTTCGCAGTAGGGGCAACAGTTCGCGCCCGCTACCCACACGAGGCGCTCGATTCCGGCCTCTTGATATGTCTCTTTCGCCACAGCGTTGCCCGCCCGCACGGTCTCCCAATCGGCCGTCTTGTCCGGCCGCTTCGCCTGCCACTCGTCAAGGCGCGTGGTGAGTGCGGCTAGGGGGTCTTCGCCTGCCCGGATAGCGTCACCGGCGACGCTCAGGAGCTGGCCGCGAGAGGAACCGATCCATCGATCCGCGAAGGAAGCGGTGTAGGCCGCCATGAAGGGCGCCAGATCAGGCACGTCGCCGCCCACCTGCTCCGCTGCGTCGGCGCTGATCTGCTCCGCGTAGGAGCTCAGGACTGGCGCCATCTGCCGCGTGACGTAGGGCACATGGCCCCCGTAGAACTTGTTGAGCCAGGCGTCGAAAGAGGCGTGGTCACTGCGTCCAAGATGCTTCTCGGCCGCCGCCAGCACCTCGCGCCGTTCGCGGTTGACGATCCGCGTGCCTGCGGCGGCGATAAGGGGCCGGTAGGCGCCGGCGATCCGGCGGCGCGTCGTGATGGAGCGGTTCTCGCGCTGCGTCCGAACCGGAGGAGGCGGCGTTGGCTCCGGCGGCGTGCCGGCGGGCTGCATGTTCAGCGGCACGTAGTAGATGTCCCCACCTTCGACGGGGTTCCTGTTCTCCAGCTCAAGGATGTCGTTGGTGCAGAGCCACTTGCCCCAGGCGGTGCCGTAAGCCTGGTAGCGGCTCACCGTGTCGCCGCGCAGGAGGCCGTCGACCAGGAACTCGGTGAAGAACGCCTTGCGGTCCGCCGGCGGTATGAGTTGGGTGAGGATCGCCTGCTCCCAGCGCACGAGCCAGGGCCGAAGGGTGTCCGTCACGTACTCGATGCCCTGATGCTCGATGTTGGTGAAGGTGGCGTGGCTGAGTTCGCCGATCTTGTGCGGCGGCATCCGATAGCCGCGGGCGATCTCGGTCACCTGAAAGGTCCGCGTCTCCAGGAACTGCGCGTCCTCCGGCGGGATTCCCACCTCCTTGATGGTCATGCCCTCCTCAAGAAGCGAGACGCGCTGGGCACGACTCAGCCCTTGGTGTCGCTGTTCAAAGGTGTCGACGACGCGCTTGTGTGCCTCCTCGCTCATTCCCTTCGGGTTCGGGTGCATCAGGACGATCCCCGGTCGCGCATCGTTGGAGAAGAACCGCTCGCCGAACTCCTCTGTGGCCAGGCCGAGGCCGATGGCCTCACGCATCAGACCAATGGGCGAGAGGGCCGTCACGCCGTCCATCAAGACCCACGGCACTCGGAAGACCTGACGGTAGGCCAGGTCCACGGAGCCGCCGGTCGCGGGTTCCACCCTGTAGAAGAGTTGGCCGCTGCCGCTGTCGCGCCGGATGGTGATCCGCCGTGGCGGGATGGGCCAGAGTGCGACGGGCCAACCGTTCGCCATCTCGATCTCGGCGTAGCAACTGCCCCAGAGACCGGCGTGCATCTGGAGGCAGGCCCGCCACTGGAAACTGTCGAGTTCAGGATTCGGCTGGTTGTGTAGGAGCTCATAGAGCGGGTAGTCCGGCGCGCGTTCCTTGCCGCGCGGCTGAAGGCGCTGGTAGGTGATGAGAGGCAGGCCCGCCACGTCCTCAAAGAGGACGCGGACGCAGGCGAGGACCGCCGTGTAACGCAGCGCCGTCTCTTCCCTGACCGGCACGCCGGCCTTCGACTGAATCGTGAAGCCTGCGTTGGCCAGGACGCTCAGGGCCGCGTTCAGTTTGTACTCGCGTTGCTCTTTGCGTGGGAGAAAAGGAAGTCTCATATGTGAAGCACTCCGCGCGTCTCATAGATCGAGCGGTGGTCCTCGTGTCGCATCGCCCGGTCCAGGCCCATCACCAGCGCCACGATCCCGTCAATCTTCCCCTGGCTTGCGGCCTTGTCCGGCTTCAGGTTGCCGGCGGGGTCCTGTCTCACCGCCACGTTATCCGCCATCCACCGCAGCACAGGGTTGCCGCCGTGGTGAACCTTCCGCCCAAGCAGGCGCCGCATGAAGTCCTGCATCGGCGCCGCCATCGAGAGGAAGCCCATGCCGAAGCCGGCCACGGTTATCCCCTCGTCGTCCAGTTCCCCGCAGAGTTGGTGCGCCTGAAAGAGCCGGTCCACGTTCATGTCGACCAGCCGGAAGGTGGCCGCGTCCTGGAGAATCTGCGCCTTGACGAAGGCATAGTCCGTCGCCTCGCCCGGCGTCGCCGTGAGCCAGCCTTGCCGCGCCCACACCTGGTAGGAGTCGCGGTAGCGGTTCGCCGTATCCTTGAGCCGCGCCTCCGGGCACCAGAAACGGGCCACCACGTCGATCTCCTCTGGGTCCTCGCGCGGGAAGACCATCAGCCAGGCCGTCAGGTCGGAGACGGAGCCCAGGTCGAGCCCGCCGTAGCAGGCCCGCCCTCTCAGCGCGTCCTCGTTGACGACACCCGCGTTGGCATCCCAGAGGTCGAGGTCGATCCAACGCGACTCCTGCTGCGTCCATTGGCAAAGGTGCAGCCGGCGGAAGGTGTTCTGGAAAGATGGCATCTCCCGCGCCTTGCGTTCCTCTTCGACGAGGTGCTCCATCCGCAGGAAGTCGCCCAGCGCCGGGTTGCAGGCCCGCCACACCTTCCGGCTCTGCCAGTCGGCCTCCTCGGGCGCCGCGTAGATGGTCGCGTAGAACGTCGGGTCCTCGACTGTGCCTGCCAATACCCGGAGGGCATAGCCGTGGATTTCCGCGCAGATGGATTCCTGGTCGTATCCAGCCGTCGTGATCATAAACGTGAGCGGCTGCTCCCTGGCCCCCGTCGACGTCATCAGCGCGTCGTACAGGTCGCGGTTGGGCTGGACGTGCAACTCGTCGAAGATGATCCCATGCGCGTTGAAGCCATGAGAGCCGGCCGCGTCGGCAGGTATCGCCCTGTAGACGTTCCCCGTCTTCGGCACGTAGATGCGCTTCGAGGAGTCGATGATCTTGCAGCGCTTGCGGAGCCGGGGAGACCGTCGCACCATATCGGCCGCCACGTTGAAGACGATGCTGGCCTGGTCGCGGTCGCGGGCCGCGCCGTAAATCTCGGCGCCCTGTTCCCTGTCCGAGAAGAGCAGGTAGAGGGCCACGGCTGCCGCCAGTTCCGACTTCCCGTTCTTGCGCGGAATCTCGATGTAGACGGTCCGATACTTGCGCGCCCCGTCGGGGTTCTTCCAACCGAAGACCTCCCTGATGATCTTCTTCTGCCACTTGCGCAGCTTGAACGGCACGCCCGCCCAGCGGCCCTTCGTGTGCTGTAGGCGCTCTATGAAAACGACCGCCCTGTTGGCGGCCGATTCGTCGAAGTAGTAGCCAGGGTCTTTCATGCATTGGTCAAGAGAACAAGTACTGCCGCGATCACAAACAGCGGCCAGGCTAGGACTCGCTCTCTCCCTTCAGTGGACTGAGCACACATCCCGGCCAAGAAACTACAGACTAGGGCGAGGACAAGAATCAGGTCAGTCCAGATCATCCTCGTTGTCTCCCTCCGGCGGCTTCACCGACAACCGGCTGCGCGCGCTCGGCGTCAGACCGAACTCGGAAGCCAGGTTCTTCATGAGTTGGAGCGACTTCTGAGCGATGGAGACGTAGGGGAGCTGCTGCACATAGCCGCTCTCCGTCTTGCCGATCATCCCGTACTTCTCTATCGCCTCCTCGGCCTGCCGCCAGCGGGCGTAGGCTTGGCAGTATCCGGCGAGGGTCAGGCGGTCGACGATGGTCAGCAGCCCCAGCCGGTCAAGTTCCGGCACGATGCGCGCCCACTCCTTCTTCGCCAGCACGTTCAGCCAGCGAGGGCATGGCGGGCGGCCCGGCGTCGGCTTGGGCTCGTTCCCGTTCAGCGGGCGCTTCGAGGGGTTGCCCTCGATGATCCGCAGGCGGGTCGGTTTCGGGGCTGGCCCGCGCCTACCCACGCTGCGCCTCCCGGCCTGTGAACTGCTGGACAACCTGCCGGACTTCCCGCATAATGCAGTCGTGCGAACACGAGAAAGCGTCCGCGAG